ATACGAATCTTATCACAAAAAGGAGGATAAAATTGAATTTGATCTTGAATACTTTAACAAAATCACGAAAGGCGGTCTCCCTAACAAAACTCTTAACATCGCTCTTGCTGGTACGGGTGTCGGGAAGTCTCTATTCATGTGCCATGTGGCTAGCTCCGTCTTGCTCCAAGGACGGAACGTTCTGTACATTACGTTGGAAATGGCAGAAGAACGCATTGCTGAAAGAATTGATGCAAACCTCCTGAATGTTCCCATTCAAGATATTGTAAATCTTCCAAAGCAGATGTTCGAAAGTAAGGTTACAAACCTTGCTAAGAAAACTCAAGGAACTTTGATTATTAAAGAGTATCCAACTGCATCTGCACATTCTGGACATTTTAAAGCACTCCTTAATGAACTTGCACTTAAGAAGTCATTTAAACCAGATATTATTTTTATTGACTATCTTAACATCTGCTCATCTTCACGTTATCGTGGAAATTCCAACATCAATTCTTATACTTTTGTGAAAGCAATTGCAGAAGAACTTCGTGGTCTTGCTGTTGAGTTTAGTGTTCCAATCGTTAGTGCCACACAGACTACTCGTTCTGGTTATGGTTCTTCTGATGTTGAACTTACTGATACTTCAGAATCTTTTGGTCTTCCTGCTACTGCAGACTTGATGTTTGCTCTGATTTCTACCGAAGAACTTGAAGAACTAGGTCAAATTCTTGTAAAGCAACTTAAGAATCGTTATAATGATCCAACCATTCATAAAAGATTTGTAGTTGGTATTGATCGAGCTAAGATGAGACTTTATGATTGCGAACAATCTGCTCAAAACGATATTCTTGACAACAAACAAGAAGAAGAGTATGATTTTGAAGAAAGAAAACCAAAGAAAACATTTGAAGGATTTAAATTCTAATGACTATTGATCTTAATAAGTATGTCGAATTCGTCAATACAACCACTTCTCAACCAAGTAAAAACTTTTCCGATTTTTCTTCCCGTATTGCTCAACTTGAAGTCGAAGGATTTTGTACCGAGCGATTGCTTACTGCTTCTGTAGGTATGTGTGCTGAAGCAGGGGAATTTACAGAGATCGTAAAGAAGATTGTTTTCCAAGGAAAACCAGTCAATCAAGAGAATCTGTTTCACCTGAAGCGCGAACTTGGAGACATTATGTGGTATGTTTCTCAGGCGTGTCTTGGACTTGATATTTCTCTTGAAGAAGTTATCCAAATGAATTTCGATAAACTAAATGCTCGATATCCTGAAGGTGCATTTACTATTGAACGTTCTGAAAATCGTGTAGAAGGTGATCTATGACTAAAGAAAAACAAGTAACAATTAAAATGGATGCTCGTAGCGCAGCAGCAATTCGCCAAGTTCTTTTTGAATCACAAAAAGGATATACTTATGATGAAGTAAGTGTTCCTCCTCGTATTGCTGATATTCGCTCAGTTATTCAAAGTATTGATGATAATATTGGTGCCGTTCTAGGCGTATGACTTAAACCTCCTTCGGGAGGTTTTTTAATAAATAAAAATAAAAATGGCATACTCTGCTAATAGATTATATGAATTAATTAGTAACAAATTCAATAATACGAAAGTTAATAATAATAAAGTTCAAGTAAAATATGATAAAAAAATAGGAAGAGATTTTAAAGAAATAATTCTAGAATGTGATAGTAGGCAAGACATGAAAGAATTAATTCAACAATATTTGATCGACATTGAATTGAAACAAAATAAAGACTGGATTTTTACTAAACTTCCAAATAGCACATTTACTGGAAACATTAAAATTTCTTCAATAATAACAATAAACAATGGAAAGGAAAAAGAAATAAGAATAAGATTTAAATTCTCTAGTGGTAGAGAACAGAAAGATTATAATATTTGGAATTCTTTATTAGATGATACTTTTAAGAGAAAAAAAGAAATAAAAAGAACATCTTCATATGCAGAAGAACTTAGAGTAATTAAAAAAATAAATCAAAGTATTCAGGAACTTGGTGGAGGAGTTCCAGTAAAATTAAAGTTTGGAAATAAAGTTTATGATAATATTGCTGGATTTGTTGGTGGAATGTCTGGAAAAAAAGCAGACTTTGTAATAGTAGATTATAATGGAGAAGAAAAATGCTATATCTCTCATAAAAAGGGGGATACCGCAAAAGACTTCCAACAGTATGGCGGAATTAGTAGAAACGTTGCTGGTAATACAATTTACAATCACCCTGAAGTCAAAAGATTCAGAGAAGATTTGGTAAATGGTGAATGGAAAAGTAAAGTATTAAATGAAAGCGGAAAGAGTAGAATTTTCAGAAAAATTAAAAGTAACAGTTTAAAAAAGAAATCTGTATTTGGAAAAAGATATGGTTCTAGACACGGACACGATAATGTAAATTATTTTGTACAAGGTGATCCTACTATTACCAAAAGATCTAATATGATTGTAATAACTTTTCCTAAGATGGTAATGAATGGTAGATTATCTGGACTTAGAGGTGAATATACTCCAGTTTTAGGAGCAAGAAAATCATCCGAAGAAGGTAGAGTAATTGATATTAGAGATGAAGAAGGTAGAGTAATTGATATTGAAGGTGATTTAAAAGAGTTGAGAAATGTCAGAGGAGGATTCTGGACTCAGGGATACATGAAAGGTGATAGCGTAGTAGATATGGATAAATAAAATATGACCCCAATACAAAAATATAGATACATCTAAAAAATATGAAACCATTTTCTCAGTTTTTATCTGAATCAAAAGTTTCTCTCGCTGCATTTAATGCAAAGAGACTTGGATTAATACGGAAAAATGGAAGTGATTTCTACAGACAGAATCCAAGAACTGGAGATTTGGAATTTCAAGCAAAAGCAAAAAGACTTCCATCAGGGCAAGTTGGATTGAAATTTTATAATCAAAATGAAATTCCAAATGAAAAAGATCCAAGACAAAATCGTAATATTGTAAATCCTAAAGTTCCAAAGTCTCAGCAAACTAATGAGGAGCACCAAAATGATTTGAGAGAAAGGTATATTAGAGGAGAAATATTTAATGAAGGTGAATGGGTGCAAAGTATTATTAACGAAAAAGTAGGTAAGATAATTCGCAAAGGAACAAATTATTTGATTTGTGTAACTGAAGACGAGACAATGTTTAAGTCTTGGATTGCAGATGTTATTGAATGGACGGAAGTATCTGGAGTTCCAGCAGATCAAAGAGAGGTGGGAACCGATGAGTTCCGTAAATATGCAATGAAAATGACTGGAACTAAAGATATTAAAAATTTTATAAATAAGTATAAGGTAAAACAAAAGTAGAAAAATGCTGTCTCATATTGTATCTGATCTTTACGAAGCATACGTTGAAGAGATCCTGACTCCACAGCTGGGTAAAAAGCAATCCAGTGCTCCAGAAGCACCTAAGGCATCGGAAAAGTCCAATGCTACTTCGGAGAAGAGAATTCGTCAGGCAGTTTATGATATTCGCTACAGAGCAAGAAGAGAAGATATTGAATTGGGTCAGGCATTCAGTCAGTATATGTCTCATACCTCTATGAATGCTGTTGAGAAAACCGCAGTTAAAGAGAAACTTGGTCTTATTTCTGGATCTGGATCATCTCCAGTTAAAGAAGAATATATTGACGAAGAACCTCATTACAATAAGTATAATAGAAATTCTAAGAAATATAAAGTTAGAGTAACTGATAAAAATTCTGGTAAGTCATATGTTCGTATGGCAACTAGAGAAAAGATTAATTCTCTGAGAGCAAATCCAAATATTTCTTCTGTTGAAATGACACAATATGGATCTCCTTATGAAGGAGAAAAGAAAAAAGGTAAATCAACTGCATCGGTAACTTCGGGTAAAGGTCTTGATCCTGTAGGTAAAGAAGATGCTGATTTAAATAATGATAAAAAAGTAGATAAGACTGATAAGTATCTGCAGAATCGCAGAAATGTTCGTAGTGCTGCAATCGCTAAAAAAAGTGGAAATGTAAAAGAGGGATTCTCAAATTGGAGAACCGATTTATCTGAGATTGTTTCTGATGATATTGCATCTGAAAAAAAGAGTCAGATTAAAGAAAAAAGTGTAAATAACTACGCTGGAAAAAATAAGTGTGTAGAAATTAATCCTAAGTTATCCGAATCTATTGAAAATCTTGGCGGACAATTGATTGAGTCTGTAGAATTATCTGAAGAATATATTGTAGAATCTGTAAATATCGCTGCTCAGTATTTTTATGAGCAAGGATTAAATGATGTTGGTGTAGAAATTCTTATTGATGAATTGGGACTTGATGAATTTGTAAGTTTTGTTTTTGAAATTGGTGATGAAGTAATTACCGAGGCAAGAGCAGGTGGAGTAAGAATTGAACCAAAAACTAAAAGTGGAAAGTCTGTAGGATCTTTAAGGGGTGGAGCAAAATCTGCTGCTATTAATAGACTCCGTAAGGAAAAAGAAGCAAGAAGAGAAGCGGAAGCAAAAGCATCTGAATCAAAACCATCTGGATTTAAATCATTCTCTCAAAAACATAAAGAAGTTAAGAAAGCAGTTGAAACTGCTAAAAAAGAGCAACCATCTAAGAAACCATTAAAGGATAGAATTGCTAAGGGTGTTCTTGGTGCTGTTAAGGCATATCAGCAAGGTATGGAGCGTCATAAAGCAGCAACTGCAACTGCTGGTAAAGCACTAAAAGTCGCTGCTAAAGGTGCTTCCGAATTTGGTAAAGGTGTTGCTTCTGGTGTAAAGGCAACTGGTAAAGCAGCACAAACAGCACATAGAGTTCTTAAGAATTCTTATGAAATGGGTGAGGCAGTTTATGGTGGTGAGAAGAAAGAACCAAAAGATACAAGAATGGTTGTTACTGCCGCTGACAGAAAAGCAAATACTAAGGCATATCAAAATTATAAAGCAGGACATCCTTCATATAAAGCAGCACCACATCTTGATGAAGAAGAAAGTGATAGTATGAGAGATCGTCAGCTCGAGCGTGGTGGAATGGGTGCTCGTTCTTCAACATCTCCAGAAAGAAGATCTAGTGCGAAACCACAAACTGATGCTGAAAGAAAGGCATCTATGGAAAAATACAAAAAAACTAGTAAAGATGCTTTAGATCTTGTAAGAAAATCTATGGGCAAAGGTTTAATGCAGCAATATGAACCAGAAGGTAATATTATAGGTGAAGCAAAAAAAATGAAAGGTGAAGATCCTTGCTGGAAAGGATATGAAATGGTCGGAACTAAAAAGAAGGGTGGCAAAGAAGTTCCAAATTGCGTTTCAAAAGAAGAATACAAATTAGACGAAAAGATTACTGCTAATACTGATATGGGTGCAGCAATTAGAGATTTTGAGAAATCGACATCTCCACAACTTGCTGGTAGAACAAAAGAGCAAAGAAGAAAAGCGGCGATTGCTGCAGTATTGACTGCTCGTAGAGGTGGAAAGCAACTTGGAGAGCAATCTGTAGATTCTTCATCTACTCTTTCTGCTCAACAAATCAATTCTAGAAGAAATTTAATCGCTGCTCAAAGAAAAGTATCTGATGCAGATAAAAATGCACTTCAGAAAAAATCTGACACGAATATTACATCAGATAATAACACAACATTGAAGCAATCATTTGAATATGATTCTAATTTTGATAATATTGATGAATTGAATCGTGCAGAAAAAGAAACAGGAATCAATACTAAAACTGGCAGACCAACTCAAAAAGGTGGTGCAAAAGATGATAAAGCATTTACATCTGTAAAGAGAATGATGCGTGGTATGGAAGGCACTCCTGCTGGACAACGTAAAAAGGTTCCTGGTAAAAAACCACCTGCTGCTGGTGAATATGGAGCACCTAAATCTCCTGCTCAAAAGGTAGCTGCTAGACGTGCTGCTGCTCAAAGATCTCAAGAATTCCAGAATGATACAAGAGGAACTTGATCATAAATAAAACAGGATACTCTTTTACGGAGGACATCATGAGCGCAGTAGTAGCAGTGGTAAAACCACTTTTGATTCAAATTGCTACACATCCAGCTGTTAAAAATCTTGTTCTTGATCTGCTTAAAAAGTATGTTGATAGCACAGATAACAGCATTGATAATGTCGTTTATGAACTTGTTAAGGATAAAATCTTTACACCACAAGCATGATTACGTGCTTTGTGACTAATTGGGGAGTAACTATTATTCTCGGTCTGTTGCTTACTACTTCCGAGTGGTTAGCAAAAACAAAAAGATTTGAGGAAAATGGAATACTCGACTTAACAACACATTTTTTAAAAATAGTGTTGCATAAAGGAGACCGAAAGTAAGGTCTCCCTTTTTTATAAATATTTCTTAGATTAATTAGTTAAAAGGTACAAAGAATGGCACTCTGGGGAACTGCAGATAGTCTTTATTCAGTTGGAACAGTAACTGTAGATTATGGTGCAAAAACTATTACTGGATCTGGAACTTCATTTACTGCTTCTGGAATTTCTACTGGTACTGTGATTACTATTGGTGCTGGTGGAACTTTTGGTCAAGCAGTTATTGCTGCGATCACTTCTGATACTCTTATTTCAATTGCGACAACACAATATTTAAATGGTGCTCCGATTGCTGGTGTAGCATATACACTCTCTCAGAGACCTGTTTATGTATTAGAGGATTCAAATTATTCTCTTACGCAGACAACTTCAACAAATCTCACCAATGCGGTTTATGGTGTGGATATTCACGAACAATCTGCAAATACTGCTACTGGTTCTTTATACCAAGCACAACACGCTGGTTGGGTTGGTATCCACACATACATTGATATGCACGGTAACTTAAGAGTTAAGTCCGAAACTCTTGTTGCAATGTCTGGAATCACGACTGGTGCAGATGCAACTTATGGTGGTGCTGGTGATGCTGGCGATGATGCTGTATTTGCTGATAGATTTATCACAATTACGGTCCAACCACAAAGTCAATCTGTTGGTGTTGGAACCACAGCAACATTCAGTGCTACTGCAATTGGAACTCCAAATGCAGGAACTCTTTCTTATCAGTGGCAGAAATCTACCACTGTTGGTGGATCTACTTATGCAAACATTGGTGGAGCAACCTCTTCCAGCGTAAGTGTTGCAAATACCAATACTGCTAATAATGGTTACCTGTATCGTGTAGTAGTTTCTTCTACTGGTGGCGCTGCAAATGCAACTTCAAGTTCCGCAACTCTGACAGTAATTTGATTTTAAATTATGTTTTTTAATGAATTGAATGAGGATACTTTTCTCTTGTTTGCTATTAAACATTATGAAAATCCCCAAGCGGTTACGGAAGACGATTTTCATAAAGACTTGAATCATTTCAAGTATATAAAAAGACTACTGAAACGTTATAAAAACTCTGGACAATTAAAAACTCACCTTTTAATTAATCATTTTATTATTCTTTATAATATTTTTGGTGATGCTACAACCCCTATGTTGTTTTATAAAATTGAAAGAGATCTTTGGTCTCCTATGAAAACATTCATAATCTTTTTAAATCGTCTTCCAGATTATCCTAGGTGCTACATTCATGATGTTCCTATAGATGATTATTGTATGCAAGAATTACAACGAATTACAAATGGATAAATTAGATAAAATAATTCATATTATTAGAGAAATGATGGTAGCAAATACTCCTGGATCTGGTGGTGGATTTGGTACGGAGTCGGATCCGAAAGGACCTGTTGCTGGAAGAACACCAAAAATGTTTGGAGGAAAAGTTTTAAAAAGGCATATCTATGGTGGCAAAAATTCTCGTAAAAATTGGATAGATCATCTTAACTCTAAAGGAAAATGATATGTTTTCTCCCGATTCAAAATTAGCAGTTCTTGAATCTAAACTTAGCATTTATGAAGATCTCTCTCGTGAAATGCTGTCAAAATTAGAATCGGCAGTCGATAAGATTTCTGAAGGTAATTCTCGTATTGCCACTATTCTTGCAAAACATGACGAGAGAATAGAGCAAAGTATAAGAAACGATGAACTTATTGTTAGAATGATAGACGATTTAAAAGACGAAAATAAAGAAGATTATAATTCCATACTTAAAAGAGTTGAATCTCTTGAAAAAGTAGTAGAAGAACTTAAAAAATTTAGATGGCAATTTGCAGCTATTATAAGTGCGGCATTAATATTTGTCGGAATTATTCCAACGATGAAAGCATTAATTAATCCTTCAACTACTGTTCAAATTGAACAAATTAAAAAATAAATAATAATGAATTGGCATTGGTATGCCACAATGAAAAACGAATACAAAAACGGAAAGAGAGTAACCTTATACTCTTTACAAAAACTTACTAATTCTGTAGTTAAATGGACAGCAATAATTTCTTCGTGCTGTAAAGAATTTTCTTCTTGACACCACTGCAAAATCGGACTATACTGCTTTGGGATCGAATTGCTTTATTATGGATTTTATTGATGTCAAGTATATTGGAATGATTTCTCCAAGACTTGAAAAGTTTAAGAAGGTAAAAAACAATCTTTACAATTTTCGTTGTCCAATATGCGGAGATTCGCAAAAGAATAAAACAAAGGCAAGAGGATATCTGTATCAAGTAAAAAATAATACAAATTATAAATGTCACAATTGTGGGATAAATGTATCCTTTAATAATTTTCTTAAAGATATTGACCCCGCTACACATAAGCAATATATTTTTGAAAAATTTAAAGAGGGTAATACTGGAATAGGTTCTGCTATTCCAGATCCAAAGTTTAATTTTGAAAAACCAGTTTTCAAAAAAAGTAATGTAAAAATAAATTTACCTAAAGCATTTGAAAATCCAGAAGCAAAAGTATATCTAGAAAATAGAAAATTAAACCCTTATAAATTTTATTACAGTGAAAATTTCAAAACCTGGTCTAATTCACTTAAACCAGTTTTTGATGATATTAAAAATGATGAACCTAGAATCATTATTCCGATATTTTATAAGAATAATTTGGTTGGATTTCAGGGTAGATCCATTAAACCAAGTAAAGTAAAATACATTACTATAATGCTCGATGAGGATGCACCAAAAATTTATGGTCTCGATGAAATACAAAAAGATAAAACTATCTACGTCACCGAAGGTCCATTCGATTCCACTTTCATTCCAAACGCGATTGCTCTTTGTGGAGCTGACGGTGATCTTAGTAAGTGGGATATTAACGATCCTGTTTGGATATACGATAACGAACCACGTAATTCAGAAATCGTATCAAGAATTTCCCGTGTTATCGGAAATGGACAAAAAGTTGTCATCTGGCCTTCAACAATAAAAGAGAAGGATATTAATGATATGGTTTTGTCTGGACTAGATGTTCAATCTGTGATAGAATCAAATACTTATTCTGGATTAGAAGCAAAACTTAAATTTACCACCTGGAAGAAAATATGAGCAACGGCACAAAAGTTAAAAAGCGTGATGGTAGAATTGAATCTCTCGACCTAGACAAGATGCATCTAATGGTTGGAGAGGCATGTAAGGGACTTGCAGGCGTCTCTGCAAGTCAAGTTGAAATGACTTCGGGAATTCAATTTTATGATGGAATTACTACTGCAGAAATTCAAGAGATTTTGATTCGTTCTGCTTCAGATTTGATTGATCTAGACCACCCAAACTACCAATATGTTGCCGCAAGGTTACTTCTGTTTGCTGTTCGTAAGCAACTTTACGGTAAGATGAAAGAACTCCCTCATCTTGAGCAGCATATTTATACGTGCGTCAATTCCGAGGTGTACGATAATGATATCTTTAACAAGTATTCAAAAGAAGAGATTGATAAAGCTAATTCATACATCGATCACGATCGTGACTATCTATTCACTTATGCAGGTTTACGTCAAGTCGTTGATAAGTACCTCGTGCAAGATAGAAGCGGTGGTGGAGTATATGAAACTCCACAGTTTATGTACATGATGATTGCTCTGACTATTTTTGCAGAGTATCCAAAAGAAACTAAAATGTCATATGTCAAGAGGTATTATGACGCAATCAGCAAGCACAAAATCAACATTCCTACGCCAATCATGGCAGGAGTTAGAACCCCACTTCGCCAATTTGCAAGTTGCGTTCTTGTTGATGTTGATGACACCCTTGATAGTATCTTCAGCTCTGATATGGCAATTGGTCGCTATGTTGCACAAAGAGCAGGAATTGGTATCAATGCAGGCCGAATCCGTGGTATCAACAGTAAAATCCGAGGCGGTGAAGTTCAGCACACAGGTGTTGTTCCTTTTCTCAAAAAGTTTGAATCAACTGTCCGATGCTGCACTCAAAATGGCATCCGAGGTGGATCAGCAACTGTTCACTTCCCCATCTGGCACCAAGAAATAGAAGATATTCTTGTTCTTAAAAATAACAAAGGAACGGAGGATAACCGTGTTCGCAAACTTGACTACAGCATTCAAATCAGCAAACTCTTCTATGAGAGGTTCATTCAGGATGGTGAGATCTCGCTTTTCTCCCCTCATGATGTACCTGGACTTTATGATAGCTTTGGACTCCCTGGCTTTGATGAACTCTACTGTTCATATGAAAAAGATCCGACCATTAAGAAAAAGACTATTAAGGCACAAGAACTCATTCTTAATCTACTTAAAGAACGTGCGGAAACGGGTCGTATCTACATTATGAATATTGACCATTGTAATTCACATTCTTCATTTAAAGATAAAGTGAATATGAGCAATCTCTGCCAAGAGATTACTTTACCTACGGATCCAATTCAGCATATTGATGATTCTATTGGAGAAATTGCACTCTGTATTCTTTCTGCTATTAATGTTGGTAAAGTAAAGTCTGATGAAGAACTTGAGGAACTTTGTGACCTTTCAGTTCGTGGTTTGGATGAGTTGATTGAGTATCAAAAATACCCCGTAGTGGCGGCAGAAATCGCCACTAAGGCACGTCGTTCTCTTGGAGTAGGTTTTATCGGTCTTGCACACTATTTGGCAAAACTTGGGTTCAATTATGATTCTCAAGAAGCATGGGATGCAGTTCATGGTCTTTCTGAATCTTTCCAGTATTATCTTCTGAAAGCATCCAATCAACTCGCTAAAGAGAAGGGACATTGCGAATACTTCGGTCGCACTAAGTATGCCGATGGTATCCTTCCAATTGATACTTACAAAAAAGACGTAGACGAAATTTCATCCATTTCATATCAGCATGATTGGGAAGCACTTAGAACATCGATCTTGGAGCACGGTCTCAGGCACTCAACACTGTCCGCACAGATGCCTTCGGAGAGCAGTTCCGTTGTGTCAAACGCAACAAATGGAATCGAACCACCTCGCGGATACTTGTCCGTTAAGAAATCGAAGAAGGGACCGCTCAAACAAATCGTTCCTCAATATCACTCTCTCAAGAACAACTATACGCTTCTTTGGGATATGCCTAGTAATAATGGTTATATTAATGTTGTTGCCGTAATGCAAAAGTTCTTTGATCAGGCAATTAGTGGAAATTGGTCTTATAATCCAGAAAATTATTCTGACAATGAAGTTCCAACTTCAGTAATGGCTCAAGATTTTCTTATGACCTACAAGTATGGTTGGAAAACAAGTTATTATCAAAATACCTACGATATTAAGACTGATGAAGTAGTTGAAGAATCTAAGACTGAATTGCAAAGTCTTTTAGATGATATTATGGAATCTATTGAAGATGATTGTGAAAGTTGTAAGATCTAAGTTTATTAAATACTTTACGTGAGAGAAGGAGTTATGGAATTTAAAATTTCATCTACAGAGGCACCAACGAATGTTAAGGGAATGACAGTATTTAATACGGATAAGGTAGATTCCAAAAAACAACCAATGTTCTTTGGAAAACCCTTGGGAATTCAAAGATATGATTCCTACAAATATCCAGTATTTGACAAATTAACTACTCAGCAACTTGGATATTTCTGGAGACCTGAAGAGGTATCTCTCCAGAAGGATCGCGGAGATTATCAAACTCTTCGCCCAGAACAAAAGCATATCTATACTTCAAATTTGAAGTATCAGATCATGCTTGATTCTATTCAAGGTCGTGGTCCTGGGATGGCGTTTATTCCATATTGCTCTATTCCTGAATTGGAAGCGTGTATGGAAGTATGGGGATTTATGGAAATGATTCATTCCAGATCCTATACATATATCATTAAAAATGTTTATTCGGACCCCAGTGAGGTTTTTGATACTATTATTAAAGATGAACGCATTCTAGAACGTGCTAGGAGCGTTACCGAGTCTTATGATGACTTCATTCAATCAGCACAATATTATGGTGCTACCGATCAATGGGTACATCAAATTGAAGGAGTTTCATACGCAAAGGAATCACTCAATGACGTTAAAAGAAAACTCTATAGAGCAATCGCAAACGTTAATATTCTTGAAGGTATTCGCTTTTACGTTAGTTTTGCTTGTAGTTTCGCCTTTGGCGAACTCAAACTTATGGAAGGATCCGCAAAGATAATCTCTCTTATTGCAAGAGATGAAAATCAGCATCTCGCCATCACCCAAAATATCCTTAACAAATGGCGTGATGGTGATGATCCAGAAATGAAACAGATTATGAAAGAAGAGGAAGAATGGACTTATAAGATGTTTGATCGTGCCGTCAATGAAGAAAAGCGTTGGGCAGATTATTTGTTCAAAGATGGCAGCATGATTGGATTGAATGATAAACTTCTTCAGCAATACGTAGAGTGGATCGCAAACAGAAGACTTAAAGCAATTGGACTAAAACCCCAATACGATATTTCAGCAAACAATAATCCACTACCTTGGACTCAGCACTGGATTTCCTCTAAAGGTCTCCAGGTTGCTCCCCAGGAAACGGAAGTAGAGTCTTATGTAGTTGGTGGAATTAAACAGGATGTAAAGAAAGACACATTTAGTGGATTCAAACTTTAATACTTTGGGGGAGTTTTTGACTCTCCCTTTTTTTATAAATATTATTAAACCAAAAAATAGGAAAATGAGTATTTTAAATCTTTACGAAGCATATTCTGCAGTTTATAACGAAGATCTTAGGGAAGATCTTTTAAACTCAGAAGAGGATTTTTCGTTTATTGATGATCTTTCTGATAATGAACTTGACCAAGTAATGGAAGAAATTCTTTCAGAGGATGTAGAACTTTCTGAGTGTTTTGAAGCGTTTGATGGGGTTCTTACTGAAGCAAGAGTAGATATGGCTGCTCGCGCTGCTGCAAGAAAGCAATACGCTCAACAATCAGAAAAGTCTGCTAAAGAAGCAAGAGGTAGAGCAGCAGCAAAAGAAAAATCAGAAAGAAGAGCAGAAAGAGTAGAAAGAATTAAATCTTCTGCAAAGAGAGCATCAGAGAAGGTAAAGACAACTGCTGCTGGAGTTGTTTCTGCTGCCGCTGGAGGCGCTTCTGAGGCGGGTAGAAAGGCAAAGGCGGGTGCTGAGAAGGTAAAGGGAAAACTTGCTTCTGCTAAGGATAGAATTAAGGGATTTGTTAAAAGAGTTGGTAAAGCAGTAAAAGCAGGCGCATCGGCTGCTAAGAAAGAATTCAGTGGTGAAGCAGGAAAAGAAGCAAAAGCAAGAACAACTGGTCGCCAGATGCGAAGAGCGGCAAGGAGAAACGCATCAAGAGATACTAGCGAATTTCAAAAAGCACCTGAAGGTACTTCTGAAAATCCAAGAATTGGTCAACCTGGAAAAGAAAGAAAGGCGCTTCCTGCTGGAAGATCTAAAACAAGCGGAACAAGTGGCAGCAGAAGAGCATCTGTTGCTAAAAAACTTGCGAGTGCTGCATCAGGTGAAGGACCTTCAGGGACTGTTCAGCAAGGACAACCTTCTGGTACTTTTGCATCTAAAAAATCTAGAGAACAGGCAAGAAAGAGAGAAGCAAGACTTACTGCAAATGAGAGTTTTGAACTTCTAGATCTTATTATTGATGATATGATTGCTGAAGGATATGCAGTTGATCTTTATCACGCATATGTTATTATTGAAAATCTTGATATTAATGATACTTATGAATTGGTTGAATCTTATCTTATAGAAGAAAGAGACGATTTGTTCGATGTAATTCTTGAGTATCTAGTTGCTGAGGGATATGCCGATACCAATAGGGAAGCAATTAATATTATGGCAAATATGAGTGAAGAGTGGAGAGAAGAGATTTTAAGTGAGATCGATGAAGCACACAAACCTCTTCCAACTAAAAAAATGCAAAATAGAAGATATTATGTGAATATGAAGACAGGAGAAGCTGCTGGTAGTTCCCGTAATGAAAGAATTAGAGGTGTTCTGGATGCATATAAAAAAGATCCAGAAGGCGAAGCAGAAAAAGCAAAATCAAAATCAAAATATAAAGGATAAATTTTGTGATTATAACTATTGTAAATAATGGTTAGATGTAAATAATCAAAATTTATATAGATAGAGGAGGTTATACCTCCTTTTTTTATGCCCAAAAATCAACTGACTAAAGATGAACTGAAAGTTCGTGTTTTAAAATTAAAAGATAAACTTCACAAAGAACACATTCGTCATGATATGGACATGAAAGGACTTGCTCATAAATATTTGAACGAAGTTCTTGATATAATTGATGAATACAGATATTGACTATGAGAACCCTTGGATCTATAATGGAAGTCCTTTCACCAGTGCCGATATTGAGGACTATTTTGGGTTTGTTTATCTGATAGAAAATAATCTCAATTGGAAAAAATATATTGGTAGGAAGTATCTTTGGTCGTTTAGAACACCAAAAGGTAAAAAACGAAAAGTAAAATCCGAATCCGATTGGAAAAACTATTATGGGTCTTGTCCAGAACTTAAAGAAGACATTATCAAATTTGGTAGACAAAATTTTAACCGAACTATCTTATCATTACATAAAACAAAGGGCAAAACAAACTTTGAGGAGACGAGACAATTATTCGTCAACGGAGTTTTGACTGAAGCATTAGAGGACGGAACACCTGCTTTTTATAACTCAAATATTTTGAGTCGTTATTTTAGAAAAGATTACTTTGATAAATAACTATAACGGCAACATCCTATAAATGAAAGAGATTTACCACATACATCATATAGTTCCAAAATATATGGGAGGAACTGATGAACCAAATAATCTAGTAAAACTCCCTCTATGGGCACACGCAGAGGTTCATAAGAGATTATTTGAAGTGTATGGTAATATTGAAGATGATATTGCTTCTCGTATGCTTTCAGGTAAAACTGAAGAAGCAGAAAAATTAAGATTAGAACTTTCGCAAAGAAACTTTAAAAAATGGTTAGAAGAAAAACCAGAAGAAGTTAAAAAGTGGAAACAGAAACAAAGTAGTGCTCGCAAAGGCAAACCATCAATTCTTCCACCAGAACATTACCAAAAACAAGCAGAAAAGTTTAGAGGAATTCCAAGAAGTCAAGAAGTTAAAGATAAAATTAGTCAGTCAAAAAAAGGAAAGTTTGTTCCACAACCAAACCAAATGAAAACTTACGAAGTTATTAAACCTAATGGTGAAGTTTTGATTGTTAAAGGATTGAATGAGTTTTGTAAGAATGAAGGAATAGACGCATCAAATATGTGTAATGTTGCTAAAGGAAAGTTTAAGCAACATAAAGGATACAAGTGTAGATTAATAAATACCTAAAAAGTGTAATATAAATGAAAACCTTCCAAGAATTTATTGCAGAGGCAAAAAGATTAAGATATGTAAAAATGTATCACGGAACTTCTGCATCTTCTGCGGATAAAATTAAAAAATCTGGGTTCAATACTCCAGAAGTTTATACTTCAACATCAAAAGAAACTGCAAAATCTTTTGGACAAAGAAAGGGTGAGGATACTAAAGTAATATCTTTTAGGGTTCCTAAAAAAGACATTAAAGATAAATCTCCTGGAAAAGTTGTAAAAACAGATGGGCAAAGGGGAACAGATAGATGGGGAAGGAAACATTATTCCTCTACTATGGATAGTGATTATGCAAAAAAACACGTATCAAAAGAAAAGCAAGGTGTAATTGATGCACCAAAAATTCCTAAAAAATATCAAAGTTTATTACCGACAAATAGTAGATTTAAGAGAAGAACAAAAACACAACCAAAGAAAAAAGAAATTTAATTTTTTTATGAAACCTTTAAAATGGATTAAAAATCTTTTGGAGCACTTGACGGAAGAACCGAGTGCTCCTATAGTGGATGAACCTACTTCCGAAAAGATTATTATGGAAACCACGATTGAACCCGTAGTTCAAATTCGAGATTGGTCTATTGATAGAATTCATCATCTTGCGGACACTGGAAA